CATTTCAAGATATAAAGGCTAAGTTTGGAAAAACTAATGTCGAAAAAATTGTGTATGAGGCAATAGCCAATCCGAAATTTAAAGTTGAAAAAGATGTGCCTGCTCGATATATAGAAGATGATGAAGATCTTGGTGAGGCGCAACCGAAAAAGGTTCCTACGGCTGATCCTAAAAAATTGAAGGAGCCAGACCCATCACCACCAGTTCCTAAACCATCATTCGCACCATTTGCGAAGTTTATCAATCCGAGTGCGTTGGGTAATTTAAAAGCACTCGCTGGTGGCAGCAAGAAAAAGATCTCTGATGTAACTAGAAATGTCAAAGCAGCCAAATTAATTCAAGGACAAGAAACAAAAAGAATTGGTGAAAACTTCAGGAAGATGGTAGAAAATCCTAAACCAGATAGCAAGGCAACAACCTTTATACCCAGAGCAGGAACTAAATTTTCAGGACTTCAGGCTTTAGGTGATAGTGGGTTTATGAACTCTATGAAGTCTGATAAGGCTAATCTTGGTACAATGCTCGGTGGTTCGATGCAAAATTTGAATGTTGATAAACTTGTAAAGTTCGGTGATGACTTAGAAAAAAATTATGGAATGCCGTTAACACCTGAGGAGAAAGCTAGAATCGAGGCAGAAAACGATGAGGAGGAGCGGAGATTAGCAGCTGAAAATGCAGGATATGATGGCAATGATGATCCGGATGTTCCTGTTGTCGAAGGAACTCCCGAGGAACAAGAAGCTGCAAGACAGCAAGCTGCACAAATATTAAAGGGATTCGGATTCAACCCGAGTCAGTTTGGAGGATAAATGCCACCCATACATAGACATGGAGACTCGCGAGTATGTGGTGCCACAACTATTGTCAGTGGGCAATCAACAGTGTTTGCGAATGAAAAACTTGTTGCTGTTAACGGTGATCCTAATTCTCATGGTGGTGGAGCATTGATAGCAGGATCAAAAAACGTATTCATAAAAGGCATAGCAGTGGTTAATCATACGCCGGATGGTGCGAGTGCAGATGCACTATGTCCAGTTCCCTCCACTCATTGTGCGCCTGTGACTACCTCTGGTTCACCTGATGTTAATGTGGGGGATCCATAGTATATTATATTGACCCCTCGTGACATTACTCATTATAGTATCAGAAATATAAATTGTAAATGGATTTTTTGAATAAATAGTTCCAAGGAGAACGAGAATGCCAGCTGCTACCAAAACAATCTTATATAAAGATTTCGATTTGAGCTTTCGTGCTCACCCGAAAACTGGCAATCTCTTGATGAAAAAAAATAATGACTCGGTGAAACAGGGTGTCAAAAGTTTAGTTCTAACCAATAAGTTTGAGAGACCATATCGACCCGACTTTGGTTGTGATATTCGCACAAGACTTTTTGATTTGATAGAGGCTACAACAGAGTCACAAATAGAAACTGATGTAGAGTTCGCTTTTAATAGTTTCATGCCGAGAGCAATATTACTAGATGTCACAGCCATAGCAGATCCAGACCGCAACGCTGTTCGTGTTAATATAATTTACAGACCCATAAATGCAACCGAGCCTGTTGAAACAGTGCTTCTTTTAGAAAGAGTTCGCTAATGCCAGCCAATACAGCCATATCCGTAACTGGTTTAGATTTCTCAACAATCAGAACGAATCTTCAAACATTCTTAGAAGGTAAACCAGAGTTCACAGATATGAACTTTGACGATTCAGCAATCGGCACGCTGCTTGATCTTCTTACATACAATACATATTACAACGCATTTTACACTAATATGGCACTGAACGAAACATTTTTGGATACAGGTCAGCTCTATGAAAGTGTCGCCTCTCGCGCGAAAGAGATAGGATATCTCCCTCGATCAGCCCATGGCGCGACCGCTAATGTTAAGATCACTTTCAATTCTGCTGTTGCTACCGAGCTTTCACCTACATTGACGATACCTAAAAACACAGTATTCACAACTTCTGTAAATGGTGTTTCTTACCAGTTCGTAACACCTACAACTTACTCGATTGATGCAAATACTACGAATGGTTTTGCAGATTTTATTCGGATTACAGAGGGTATTGCGCTTCAACACGATTTTGTCTACAGCTCAGCGAATACATCGTTCGTTTTACCGAACGATTTGGTTGACACTCGTAGTATTACTGTTTCGGTGACATCGAGTGGTGTTGCGCAAACTTATAATCGAGCATCAGATCTCAAAGAAGTTTCTTCTACGAGCCGAGTATTTTTTGTGGAAGCTGACAGAGATAAGAGGTATAAGATATCATTCGGTGATGGTGTGATAGGGCAGAAGCCAGAAAACAATGATATTGTCACAGTTGATTACAGAGTTTGCTCGGGTGTTCGTCCTAATGGTGCCAATACGTTTACCTCATCGGCTGCGATATCTGGCGAAACAGATTATACTGTAACCATTGCTGAACGTGCTGCGGGTGGTGCGCTAGAAGAGGGAATCGACGCTGTTCGATTTAATGCTCCTCGCGCATACGAAACACAAAATCGTGCAGTGACAACTGAGGATTATCGACGAATCATTCTCCGCGAGTTTACAAATATTTCGGCTGTTAATGTTTGGGGCGGTGAGGAAAATGATCCTCCAGTTTATGGTAAAGTGTATGCCACCGTGAAACCTAAAATTGGCAACTTGATATCGACAACAGAAAAAGAAAGAATCAAACAAACACTCAATCGATATAATGTGCAA